TGCGGTTTACCGCTGGTCTAGACGCGTGGTTTCGAAACCGTGGATTTGCTATGACAGTTGAACCGACCGTGTATGAATTCGAGCGAATCGAGTTCTGTCAATCACATCCAGTGCTGTTGTCCAGCGGCTGGAGAATGGTCCGCAACCAACATGCAGTTTTTGTAAAAGACCCAATGTGTTTGGTGTCAATTACGACAGATCGCCTGTTTCGCAGGTGGTTGGCTGCAGTTGGTGAGTGCGGGTTACATTCTGCCGCTGGGGTTCCAGTGCAGGAAGCATTTTATAGGTGCTTCCTACGTAACGCCCGTGGTTATCGTCCCGGACGTAGGTTCTTTAGGCATGTATTCGCAAACACCAGCAGACTTGAATTTGCTTATGGTGTTAAGGCTGCTGTCATCACGCCCGAATCAAGGGCGTCGTACTGGGAAGCATTTGGAGTGCTCCCCAGTGAACAGGTTCTGGTGGAAAAACTACTAGACAATTATGTTATCAAAGATTGGACTGGCTTTGAAGTAGGCCATGACGAGGTGGAGGATTTGCAAGCAGCCGGGGCTGAAATCTTCACCGCAATAAATCATGGTTAAAAAGAAGCAAGTGAAGGTTATTATTGCCCCAAGAAAAATTGGGAAGAAAAAGAAAACACGCTCTGCACGTGTCCGACAAGAGAGAGAGGTCACCCGTTTAGGGGGGGCGCTCCGAGCTCTTGGTGGACTTGGCGGTGGGGCCGTTGGTTCTATGTTCGGCATGGGACCTGCAGGTGGTGCGCTGGGAACCAGCCTCGGCGCATCATTGAGTAAATGGTTGGGGTCAGGAGCGTACACTGTTGCTCGCAATAGTGTATTGGACCGTGTTGATGCGGGTGGTATTCCCGCGATGCACACAAATGCTCAATCTGTCATTGTTCGGCACAAAGAGTATTTGGGTCCTGTAACTGGCTCCACCGGATTTAGTGTGGTCAATCGCTACATCCTTAACCCGGGTGATGTTTTAACGTTTCCCTGGTTGTCCGGAATTGCCAATCGATTCCAAGAGTACCGCATATTGGGTGCGGTATTCCACTATGTTCCCACTAGTGGGACTGCCATTTCTGGTACCAACCCAGCTCTTGGGTCCGTCATGTTACAGACCACTTACAGGAGCTCGGACACGGCACCAATCTCCAAACAGGAAATACTCAATGAGTATTGGAGTTCAGAATCACCCCCTAATGAAGCGTTCTGTCATCCTATTGAATGTGATCCTAAGGAAAACCCATTCAATGTCCAATATGTTCGGAGTGGCACTCCACCTAGTGGTGACTCTACGTTGCTATACGACCTTGGTGTCACAAATGTGGCTGTCCAAGGACAACTTGCCACGGGCAATACCCTTGGCGATTTATGGCTTACGTATGAAGTGGAACTAAAGAAACCAATAGTGTCATCAAATGCCACCTCTCACTACCGTCTGTTTCAAGGATTGTGGAATGGTTCTATTGTGACCAACAACCACTTTCCGTCCCTTGTCCACGACCAGGGGAATTTGCCGATAACGGTGTCAAACAACGTTATCACATTCCCTCCTGGTTCATCTGGGCATTGGTTGATTGTTCACAGGCTGTATGCCACTGG